CCTTCGGGGGCCTTTTTTCTATCAACAGGGGAAAACTATGCTTGAAAAAGTATCATTGAAGGAGGTCATTGATCATGCCCAGGAGCTGCAACGCCGCGGCTTGTATGATCAGTCGATCAACGTCATTAACCAGGTTATTGGGCAACACCCTGATAACCCCTATTTACTGTACGTCTACGCGGGCGGACTGATGCGCAAGGGCGATTTCGGTACCGCCTCCGTCCTGCTTCACAACGCGCTGCGCGCACTGCCCGAGTTCGCCGAGGCGCACAACAACCTTGCTGTCTGTTATCGACGTGAATACCACATCGAGAAGTCGCGCGAGGAATCCCTCCTGGCTATCAAACATAAGGCTAATTGGCCCGACCCGTACAACAACCTGGCCGGAACCTATATCAACGAGGGCTGTCCAGCCGAGGGAATCGAGTACGCCGACAAGTGTATGGAACTCAACGAAGAGGGTACCGCCGAGTGGCACAAGGCCCGATGGAACAAGTGCCTGATGCTGCTGGAGATGGGCGAGTACCGCGAAGGATTCGAGCTCTATGAGTCCGGCATTGATTGTGGTGAGCGCCCCCGCAGGAATTACAGCGAGGACCTTGACGAGCCGACGCCGTACCTTGACAAGATTTCCAAGCTGAAGCCGGAACACACCATCGTGGTCTACGGTGAGCAGGGTATGGGGGATGAAATCATGTTCCTGTCGTGCCTGCAGACGGTGATTGATACCGGTGCAGCCATTATCCTTGACGGTCACCCCAGGATGGTCACCCTGTTCCACAGGACCTGGCCCGAAATCGAGATACACAATACCCGCAAGCGTGACACTATAACCTGGTCCCTGGACCGTCAGATTGATTTCTGCGTATCCGTGGGCTCACTGCCACGCCTTCACCTCCAGGCACACGATACGTTCAGCCAGCGGCCTTACATTAAGCCGGCCAGCGATATAGCGGCCAGCATGCGCCGCGATCTGCATTCGGACGGACGCCCCGTGATTGGAATCGCATGGGCTGGTGGAACGAAGAAGACCAACAATCACTATCGCTCACTCAATAAGGACATGATTGAGTTCATAACGTGCAACCAGCAGTACCGATTCGTCTCTCTTCAGTACGACAATGATGGTTTCATGCCGGAAGGGGTCGAGGAGACGTGGGAAATCTGCCAGCACTACAACTACGACCTGACTGCAGCACTGGTTGACGCCTGTGACGCAGTTGTGGCCATCAACACCTCCGTGGTTCACCTCGCCGGTGCCATGGGTAAGCGTGTATTCTGCCTGACACCCAGCAAGCCGGCATGGCGTTATGGCATCGAGCGTAAAGACATGCCCTTCTACCCGGACGTGCACCAGTACCGCCAGAACGGTGAGGACTGGAAGGTAGCCATCATTGGTCTACTGCGCGACCTGGACATATGGGCAAACTTAAATCATAAACAGGGGATTATCGGAGCATGAGCACCATCACAGAAGAGTACCGCCAGCTAAACCAACAGCTGCACGAGAACGCGGAGTACGGCGCCCACAACGCGCACCGCTGGGTCCAGGTGGTCAATGACCTGACATGGGAGTTCGAGACCTTCAGCGTACTGGATTACGGCTGCGGCAAGGGCAACCTGGCCAGGCTCCTGTCAAAGATGGCCGTGAAGAACTACGACCCCGCTGTGTCTAAATTCAGTGAGCCGCCGGAACCGGAGGACATCGTGATATGCACCGACGTAATGGAACACGTCGAGCCCGCCTGCCTGGATGATGTAATCGATGACCTTAAGCGGGTCACGAATATTGCGCTGGTACTGAACATTGCCCTGAGACCAGCCAAGAAAACCCTTGCCGATGGTCGCAACGCACACCTGATTATTGAGGACATCGAGTTCTGGCTCAACAAGTTCGCCAAGTACTTTGACCTGCTGAGTATCAGCGGCAAGAACGGGTCCGAGGTCAACATGGTCATGTACAAACGTGTGGAGCACTGATGAGTATTACATCAAAAATCGATGCGATTACCCACCTGACTGAGGAATATCGCAAACCCATACTTCCAGCGCCCAGGTCGGTGAAGATCGAGCTGACGGGCCGCTGTAACTTCAAGTGTACCTTCTGTGCACGTTCTGACCGCTTACGGGAACAGAAGGCTATGGACTGGGGACTGTTCACGCAGCTATTGGACGAGATGCGCGAGGCCGGTGTTGAAGAGCTGGGCCTGTTCTATCTGGGTGAGTCCTTCATGGACAAGCGCCTGGAGGACGCCATCAAGTACGCCAAGGATATCGGCTTCCCGTACGTGTTCCTGACCACCAACGGATCCCTGGCCACCGCGGAACGAGTCCAGACCTGCATCGTGAACGGCCTGGACTCGCTCAAGTTCAGCCTGAACTATGCCGACGAGGACCAGTTCGAGAACATCGCCCGGGTGAAGAAGCGCATGTTCCACGATATGCTGCAGAACATCAGGGATGCGAAGAAGATCCGCGACAGCATCGAGCAGCTCAGCGGTAAGCACTGCGGGCTGTACGCGTCCTACATCGAGTATGATGGGGAACAAGGTGAACGCATGAAGGCCATGGCCAAAGAGATGGAGGCTTATGTTGATGAGATCTATGCACTTCCACTATATAACCAGGCAGGCTTCGTTACAGAGAGGGAGAAGGCGTCAGATATGGTACCGACGCAAGGCAACCGCGGACGACTGGAAAACCTCGCTGAAGGACTACCCTGCTGGGCCATGTTCGCAGAAGGGCATATCTCGTGGGACGGGAAGCTGACCGGGTGCTGTTTCAGTCATACGCCTGACTTTGACTTTGGTGACCTGGTGGAGATGCCCTTCATGGATGCATGGAACTCGGACCGTGCGCAGTGGTTCCGCGAGCACCACCTGGCGAAGGATGTTACCGGCACGCCATGCGAGGGGTGCTTTAAATCATGAGGCTGAATACTGTCTTTATTGGTTATGAGCCCGCCGAATCGGTGGCCTATCACACCCTGGTGGCCTCAATCATGTCCAACACATCCAGGCCGGTTATGATCGTGCCGCTGGACAAGACCAAGCTGGGCTGGTGCCACAAGCGTGAGCTGGATCCGAAGCAGAGCAACAGCTTCACTTATGTTCGCTTCCTGGTGCCCTTCCTGATGAATTACCAGGGTCATGCCTTATTCATGGACTGCGATATGATCGTTCGTGAGGACATCAACGAGCTGTTCGAATGGGCCGATGACACCTCAGACGTGATGTGCGTGCAGCATCCTGACTACACTTCATCGATGGAAACAAAATACCTGGGTACCAAGCAGTACAACTATCCCAGGAAGAACTGGTCATCGGTGATGCTATTTAACAACGCCCTGTGTCAGAAGCTGACCCCGGAGTACATCGACAAAGCCAGTCCGGCAGACCTGCACCAGATGAAGTGGGCCAAGGTCATTGGGTCCCTGCCAAGAGCCTGGAACCACCTCGTGGGTGAGCAGCCCGAGCGGCACGATGCGAAGATCGTACACTACACACTGGGGACACCCTGCTGGCCGCGATTCCGTAACTGCGAATACGGTGACGAGTGGGAGATGTACCACAGAGGGGTAAACTGGTACCTGCCTGAGAACCTGGAGGACACTGGCTAATGAGCACTTTTGGGATAATGCAGTCCGATATAGCGGATGAATTAAACAAGACGAACCTGACCTCGCAGATCAAGCGGAGCATCGTTGCATCGATGAAGAAGTACCGCAACAAGCGATTCAAGTTCAACAAGGCCTCGAGCACCTTTACAACTTCTGATGGCCTAGCGGAGTATCCCCTTCCTGATGGCTATATCGGCGACGAGTTGATTGAGGTGCTCGATGGCAACTTCAAGGACACACTGACAAAGAGGGATTATGCGTGGGTAGCTGACCACGACAATCACCAGTCCTACAAGTCAGAACCTCGAGTGTATGCCATCATTGACGGATCGAACATGAGACTGTTCCCCGTCCCTAACAACAGTGCCAATACCACCAGTGGGGACTACCCGCTGCTGGTGCACTACCACAAGGACCTGAACGCGCCCGGTATTGCCGGCGCAATCAGTCGCAGCGCCACGGACAATGTAACCAATGCCTGGATGACGGACGGCTTTGACCTGATCCGTCTTGAGGCGAAGATGCGCATCTACCTTGATGTTATCCGGGGTCCGGAGTCTGCTCAGGAGGCGGTCAAGCTGATTAAGTTGCGCGATGACGCACTTAACTCACTCAACAAGGAATACCAGCAAGCGGTGGCTTCTGGGTCCGTCCAGCCGTATTTTTAGGAGAACGCTATGGGTATCGAAGTCGCATCATACGTATCAGAACTGGATCCATTGAATCCGCTGGGCACGGATAAAAGAGCAACAGCTGACAATCATTCGCGGCTGATAAAGACCGTACTGCAGACGCAGTTCCACAATTTCTCGGCGACCGCGGTTGACTGTACCGTGGCTGAACTCAATATACTCGATGGTGTAACGCGTACAACGGCAGAGATAAATAATCTTCAGCAGGTGGACCTGGGTACCCCGGTAAGCTGTTCAGGTGCGGGACCTATTAATATAACAGGAATACCGTCATGGGCTAAGACTATAAGTATTACATTAGATGGTGTTGGAACCAATGACGCCTTCGCGGTATTGACCTTGCGTGTTGGTGACTCAGGGGGGGGGTATGCATCCAGTGGATACAGGGTAACAACAGGTCAGGTATCAGGAACCCCAGGGTCTTCCACATCAACAATCAATATACCGCTGCAGACGGACGCCGGTGCGCTATTTGATGGTACTGTGACATTATCATTGCATAACGCAACAACTTACAAATATGGAATATCGGGTAATGTTGCACTAAGTGTGGGCGGTAAATCGCTTACCATAGGTGGCTCGGTAACTTTATCAGGATTGCTAGACAGGGTGCAGATATTGACATCGAGCGGAGCATTTGATGCAGGAACAATAAATGTATTATATGAAGGATGATCTTTACTGACCCACATTATGAACATTGATTTTTCAGACATGAACGGCGGCATCATTCAGGATCTGCCAGCCGAATTGATAGGTCGCAATCAGTGGTCTGATGGGAACAATGCGCGCTTTGTAAGAGCACAAGTATCAAAGATTGCTGGCCATACTGAGGTGTTCGGCACAGCATCGGGATCTACCACTATAGGCAGTCTTGCGCTTGGTAACGCTATCTGGTTAAACAGTATCGATGATGATAGCCAGAATCCATGGTGGGTCTATTGCGATACTGACAGGATCTTCGCTACCGATGGGGCTACCCATTATCATATCTCATACTCAGCCACAAGCAGTGCATCACAGACTGCTCCGTTTGCGGCAACACTTGACTACGGATGGAACGGTGGAAACTTCAACGGCGTGGCAATCATTAACTCACATGCCCAGTTGCCAAGGTACTGGGTCCCAGGATCGAGTAATAAGACAATAGAGCTAACGGCATCAGCAATCTTTACTGCGTGCCGGGTAATGCGACCATACAAGACCTTCCTGATGGCCATCGGGGTCGATGAGGGGGCTGGGTTTAATGATAACGTGGTCCTCTGGCCGACCGCTGCGGATGTGGGCGGGCTCCCGCCTTCGTGGGATTACAGTGATACGACTGAGGACGCGGGCCGGGTTCAGCTTGATGACGGTTTCGGTATCCTGCTCGATGGTGAGCGCATGAGGAATGATTTCATGGTTTACGCGGAACATGCCATATATCGTTTCAGCCCGGTGCCTAGTAATGCCATATTTTCCATCCGGCGCATATTCAGCGAGGTTGGGTTACTGACCCGTAACTGCATCGCCACCGTTCGCCACCGTCACGTATTTCTTGGT